TGTAGAGAGGTTGGTATTAGCCGTAGTGCTGTTTATAAGGTTATGAAGCAGGATGAGGCTTTTGAGAGTTCTATTAGAGAGGCTCAGCGTCAGAGTGCTGAAAAGGCGTTAGAGGAGTTGGATCAGTTATATAGTGATGCTCTTCATAAGCGTAAGGACTATGACCCGAATGTATTGAGGGATTATGGTACTCATGTTAGGTGGAAGGTAAGTAAGATACTGCCAGAGCGGTTTGGTGAGCAAAAGGCCAGGGCTGGTGTTGAGGTTACTGACGGTGCAGTAAAGATACTGTGGGAAAGTTGATAATCTGTGAAACAGGTACGCATTCCTTATAAGCCAAGAGACTTGCAAGCAGAAATGCACTTGAACGTTAAGCGTTGGAATGTGCTTGTGATGCACAGACGCTTTGGTAAGACGGTCTGGGCTGTAAATCATTTAATCAAACATTGTCTAGTTTGTGAACTGCCAAGGCCAAGAGTGGCGTTTGTGGCTCCTACGTTTACACAAGCCAAGCGTATTGCGTGGGATTATGTGAAGTATTATGCATCTGTTATCCCAGGTGTGAACTTTAATGAAACTGAGCTAAGAGTTGATTTTCCTAATGGCGGTAGATTGATGCTACTGTCTGCTGAAAACCCTGATAGCTTACGTGGTATTTATCTTGATCTGTGTGTGTTTGATGAGTTTGGGATGCAGAACCCAAGGGTATGGGGGGAGGTTGTAAGACCCGCCCTATCCGACAGAGAGGGTGCGGCTGTGTTTCTAGGTACACCAGCAGGACATAATCATTTTTATGATTTACTGGACAATGCCAAGGTTGAGACAGAGAATGGGTCAGATCAGTGGTACTGGAAGGTTGTAAAGGCATCTGAAAGCGGTCTTGTGAAAGATGAGGAGCTTGAAGCTGCTAGAACGCAAATGACCCCAGAACAGTATGAACAAGAATATGAGTGTTCCTTTACAGCGGCAATAATAGGGGCTTATTATGGAAAGTTGTTATCTGATGCTGATGATGACGGAAGGATTACTAGAGTTCCTTATGACCCCGCTTATCCTGTGCATACCGCATGGGATTTGGGTATAAACGACTCAACAGCAATTTGGTTTGCGCAGATATTTAGGAGTGGAGCGGTAAATGTCATTGACTACTATGAAAGCAGCGGTGTTGGGTTGGATCACTACGCTGAAGTCCTACGTCAAAAGGATTATCACTGGGGAGATCACCTCGCCCCCCACGACATCGAAGTCAGGGAACTCGGGTCGGGCAAAAGCCGCCTCGAAACGGCGTTCACGCTCGGCATCAGGTTCAAAGTCATCCCGAAAATGAAAGTGGCTGATGGCATCAATGCTGCCAGAGTGCTAATGCCTAAATGCCATTTTGATAAGGATAAGTGCGCTGAAGGCATAGAAATGCTCAAACAATACAGACAGGAATGGGATGATCGTAGAAAAATGTTCAGAGATCATCCAAGGCATGACTTCACGTCTCATGCTGCGGATGCGTTTAGGTATCTGGCTGTTGGGTTGGAGAATAGACAAAGTTATACTAGACCCCCTCAAAAGGTCGCAGTTAATGAGTATAATCCGTTTACGTTATGAGTCACTCAAACGAAGATATAAGTGATGTTTTATATTTAATGGGTAGAAGTGATTTTCATAATTGGTATGGTGAAGAAGAATTTGACAAATATGTAATGCCACCTTTGAAGGCAAACCAATTTATTGTGCTAAGAGATGAGGGCCGTCTTCCGTTTGTTTTTGCATCTTGGGCGTTTCCAAGCCACAACCAAATTGGTAGGTATGTAAAAGAGTTGGAGTTTATGCCAGAGGGTTACGAAGGTGGGGGCGATATTCCTTGGTTGATTGACTTTATAGCAGAAGGCGGTAAACGAAATATTGCACTGGGTTTTCGTAAAGTAAAAAATGTGTTATCAACAAAAGGATACAATCAGGCGTTTTGGCTGAGGGCCGAAACACAAAAGCTAGGCTTTCATCAGTGGGGTGATTAAAATGGGCAGTGTGATTAGATTTGGTAAAAAAGTATTACGAGGAGTAGGTAAAGCTGCTGGAGAGGTTTTTGAAGAGGTTGTAGAAAAACCTGTTAAGAAAGTTGCTACCGAAACATTTGACACCGTAGCTGGCGTGAACAAGCAAGAACGAAGAGCAATCTTGTACGGTGAGATGCCAGAAGTAACGCCAGAGGTAACACCAGAGGTAGTGCCAGATGATGAGACTTTGATTGCATCAAGAGGCAGAGGCACAAGGCGAACAAAGCGCACAGGTGCGGCAGGAACTATTATGGAAGATTATGGAGCTTTAAGTATTTCCCCTAAGAAAAAAGCAGTAGAAAGGGCGTGACATGGGATTTCTAAAGCCAAAAGTTATTGTACCGCCGCCACCACCGCCACTGCCAGAGGTAACAAAAATAGATCAACAACGCGCGTCTGCTTTGGCGCAGGAAGCCATGACAGAAGAAAGAAAGCAAAGGCGAGGCAGAAAATCAACTGTCGTTGCTGGAACTGGTGCGCTTGGCGGTCAGATGCAAGAATCAGGTGGCAAACCAACTTTATTGGGGTAAATCATGTATTCATCAAAAGATTTGATAGACCGTTTCAAGCATTATGAAGGACAACGGTATTACTGGGATACCCATTATCAAGACCTTGCTGATTATATGCTGCCAAGAAAGGCAGACATTGTAAGGCAACGCTCCAAAGGCGAAAAGCGGATGGAGTTGATTTTTGATGGCACAGCACTGCAAGCTGTTGATTTACTTGCATCTTCTTTACACGGTATGCTCACAAGCGGTGCATCAGCCTGGTTTCACCTAACGCTAAAGGATGAAGAGCTTGGGCGTGATGAAGAGGTGCAGCGTTGGCTAGAGGATACAAGTCAGCGCATGATGAGGGCTTTTAACGTATCAAACTTTGAAACTGAAATACATGAGATGTATGTTGATCTCGTTGTGTTTGGCACAGGTTGTATGTTTGTGGAGATGGACGAAGAAAGTTTGCGCTTTAGCACAAGGCATATATCAGAGTTTTACATAGCTGAAGATCAGTTTGGTTTAGTCGATACGGTATTCCGTAAATATAAAATACCAGCAAGGCAAGCTGTGCAAAGGTTTGGCATAGAAAGCGTTGGTGACTTTATTGCGAAAAAATTTGAGAAAAGACCAGATGAGGAAGTTGAAATACTGCACGTTGTTGTTCCAAGAGAAGAGCGTGATGTAACAAAAATTGACAATAAGAATATGCCGTTTGCATCTTTATACATAGATATGGAAACAAAGCAGACCATGACAGAAAGTGGCTTTGAAGAGTTCCCATACGTTGTGCCTCGGTTTCTCAAGGCAACAGGGGAAATCATGGGGCGGTCACCAGCTATGGTGGCGTTGCCTGATGTTAAGATGTTAAATCTTATGTCAAAAACCATTATACAAGCTGCACAGAAACAAATAGACCCACCTCTACTTGTTCCTGATGACGGATTTCTCCTCCCTGTCCGTACCCAGCCTGGTGGCCTCAATTTTTTTAGGAGTGGAACAAGAGATACAATTACGCCACTTAACACAGGCGCAAACATCCCAATCGGTCTGAACATGGAAGAACAGCGCAGAACGGCTATAAGGTCAGCGTTTTTTGTAGATCAGTTGCTTTCTGGTGGTGCGCCAAACATGACAGCAACAGAGGTAATGCAAAGGTCAGAGGAGCGGTTCAGAGTTATTGGGCCAGTGTTATCTAGGCTGCAAAATGAAATGCTACGTCCATTGATTGATAGAGTGTTTGCTTTGATGCTTAGAAAAGAATTACTTGAGTCTGCCCCAGAGATATTGCAAGGCAAAGAGATTGATATTGAATATGTATCACCACTGGCTCGCGCACAGAAATCTAGCAGTCTTAATGGCACAATGAAAGCTTTGGAGATATTATTGCCATTGGCACAAGCAATACCAGTAGCCGATCATTTAAACCCAGATGGTCTGGTCAATCATATAATGGAAAGCCTTGGTGTTCCAAAGAAAGTGGTCAAGCCACAAGATCAGGTTGATGCAGAAAGAGAACAGAAAGCCATAGCGCAACAAGAGCAAATGGAGCGTCAGCAAGAACAGGAAGATGTTATGACAGCAGCCCAAGGCGCACAGGCAGTTAGGATGCTTGGAAATTGACAGGCCCAAATGAATTAAAAAAACTGAAAGTTATGTATAAAGATTTGTTTAGCGATCATGCTGGAAAGCAAGTGCTAGACGATCTTGAGGCACGTTGTAATTGGCGTACCTTGAGTTATGTAGCTGGCGATGCCAATGCTACAGCTTTTGAAGAAGGGAAGAGGGCAGTAATACTGCATATTTATAACATGATGAAAGAGGAGTAAAATATGTCAGAACAGGTTGCCGAACAGGTAGCCCAGCCAGAAACAGCAGCAGAGATTCAAACTCCTGCTGAGATTGCTTCTGGTGGGTCTGGTGACGGTTTCTTGGAAATGATACCAGAAGATTTAAGGGAGCATCCAAGTTTATCACCAATCAAAGACGTTCCAAATTTGGCACGTTCATACGTCAACGCACAAAGGCTTATAGGGGCCGACAAAGTACCATTGCCAGAAAACCCTAGTGATGAGGACTTAGACAGGATAGCAGACCGTCTAGGGCGTCCAGAAACACCGCAAGGGTATGAGATAGCGGTTGATGGAAACATCGTAACAGAAAAGGTAGCTACAGAGTTTTCAGATATAGCACACCAACTGCGCATGACACCAAAGCAAGTTGCTGGTGTTTTGGATTATTATAGAACAACGACTGACGCTGCAATCAATGAAAACTCACAAACATTTGAACAAGAAAAGCAACAGGGAGAAGCTGTGTTACGTCAGGAGTGGGGGTTGGCCTACGATGAAAAAGTTGACAGAGCTTCAAACGTAGCAAAACAATTTGCTGGCACAGAGGTGTTTGATTTGCCTTTGTCTGACGGTACAAAGCTTGGCAATCACCCAGAGTTCATAAAAGCGTTTGATGCAATAGCTGAGTTTCAGAAAAAGGCTACAAGTGAAGATACTGTGTCAGAAAATACATCAAGAAATGTTATGACGCCAAAAGATGCACAAGCTGAGATTGACTCGATTTTGTCAAATCCTGATTATCAAGATCGTAAAAACCCACAAAAACGTCAAAGGTTAGTGCAAAGAATGACCGAGTTAATGGAGATGGTTCATGGATGATGAATTATCCCCATTGGCAATTCGATTAGAATGCCTTAGAATGGCGGTTGAGTTTGGAACCCAGCGTGATGTTCTTGATCCAGTTAAGCTGGCAGATAAATATCACGATTGGGTTACAGAGGGTAGCGGTGTTAGCCGTCCTCAAGACAATCGGAAAGACGGTAGCCGCAAGAGGGCTTAAAATTCTAGGAGTGTCCGTGTTGTCGGGTAGCAGTCTGCAAGTCAAATGTCATTTTGGTAAAAGGAGACAGAGATGTCTATTGAAGTAACCACGGCATTTGTCCAGCAATATTCTGCAAACGTGCAGATGTTATCACAGCAGAAGGGTTCTCTTTTGCGTGATGCTGTGCGTACAGAAAGCATGACTGGCAAAAATGCCTTTTTTGACCAAGTGGGGAAGGCTACTGCGCAAAAGCGTACAACCCGACACGCTGACACACCACAAATAGATACACCCCATGCAAGGCGTCGGGTAACTCTTGTGGACTATGAGTATGCTGATCTTATTGATGAGCAAGATAAAGTGAGAATGCTTATCGACCCAACCTCTGCCTATGCTCAAGCAGCCGCTTTTGCATTGGGCCGTGCGATGGACGATGAGATTATCTCAGCAGCATTAGGCACAGCATTTACTGGTGAGACAGGCAGCACATCAACAGCGCTTCCTGCTGGTCAGCAAATTGCTAATGGTGGCACTGATTTGACTGTTGCAAAACTAAGGACTGCTAAAAAGACCTTAGACCTTGCGTCAGTTGATCCGTCAATCCCACGCTATATTGCTGTAGGGCCAGATCAGATTGAAGCATTGCTAGGTGATACAAACGTAACATCAAGTGATTTCAATACGGTAAAGGCTCTTGTGCAAGGTGAAGTAAATCAGTTTATGGGATTTAACTTCATAACTTCAAACCGTCTGTCAAAAGCTGGCAACATCCGTTCATGTTTTGCATGGGCAGAGGATGGTCTTGCTCTAGCGATTGGTAAAGATGTAATGGCAAGAATAGATGAGCGTTCCGACAAAGGTTACGCAACGCAAGTCTACTATTGCATGAGCATCGGTTCCACTCGTATGGAAGAAGAAAAAGTTGTCCAGATTGACTGTGACGAATCAGCATAAGGAGTGGTAAATTATGACTACGAAAAATTCAGACCTTGTAGCTAATTTTGAAGCCTCTCCTCAAGTTGCCAACGATAGCCAAGAGTTACACGGTGTTTTGCGTGTTGCTCAAGGTACGATTGCGTTAGCGGCTGGTGATAGCACTGACAATGATATTGTCATGCTGGCTCCAATTCCAAGTAATGCCTCTGTTACAGCCATTCAGGTTGCGGCAGATGCACTTGGCGGTAGCTGCACATTCAATGTTGGCATCTATCAGACAGACGGAACTGTTGTAGACGAAGACTTTTTTGCGACCTCGGTTGCAGATGGAACTACAGCCGTTGCCGACTTGAGAACTGAGGCAGCAGATATCAACACGATTGGTGCGAAACTGTACACAAATGCAGGAGCGTCAACTGATCCAGGTGGGTATTACTACATAGCCGCAACATTCAATGCCACTGGTGGCACTGGCGGTGATATGTCGTTTATTATTCACTACGTTGTAAACTAAAATTAGAGGGGGCGTTATCGCCCCTTCTTCTCCAAGGAGTGTTTGATGCCCTCAGTTGTTGATATATGTAATCAGGCTATGGATTTGTTGGGGGCTGCGACTATCACAGACCTAACGCAAAACTCAAAAGAAGCCAGACTGTGTAACAGAAACTTTGGGCCTGTTAGGGATTCGGTTCTCCGCGCACACCCTTGGAACATAGCAATATTCAGACAAGAGTTGGCGAAAGACTCAGCCGCCCCTGCTTTTGGCTTTTCCTCACAATTCACATTACCCACAGACCCTTTTTGTCTGCGTGTCATATCGTTTTGGAATAGTAACGTAAATAATGATCTCGCCGCTTACGACAGTAATGTTATGTTTAAAGTAGAAGGCAGAAAGGTTCTAAGCAACGAAGACACTTGCAACATTGTTTACATTGGCAGAGAAGAAGACACAGAACAGTATGACGCTTTGCTTTCCAGCACGATAGCGCATCGTCTGGCATCAGATATTGGATACGCTATTACTGGTAGTAACTCTGTGGCGCAACAAATGTTTAGCCTTTATGAGCAAAGGTTGAAAGAAGCCAAGGGAGTTGACAGCATGGAAGGCTTCCCAGAGCAACCACAGGCAGACGATTTCACAAACATTAGGTTGTAAGCATGGCAAGAATTTCCAGCATCATTACAAACTTTAGGGCTGGTGCTATCTCGCCTCGCCTTGAAGGGCGTATTGATTTAGAAAAATACAACCAAGCTGCAAAAACATTGCAGAACATGATTGTGTTCCCTCAAGGTGGTATAACAAGAAGACCTGGAACTACATTTGCTGGTTCGTCAAAAGACGGTGGCAAAGTGAGGCTTATCAATTTTGAGTTTTCTGATGAACAGGCTTATGTTCTTGAGTTTGGTGTAAACTACATCAGAGTTTATAAAGATGGCGGTATTGTAACAAATGCCACAAAAACCATAACAGGGATCACAGCGGCAAACCCTGCTGTTGTTACTTCAAACTCACATGGTTTTAGTAATGGTGACAGGGTTTTTATCACAGGCGTTGTCGGCATGACGCAAGTAAATAACTTGGAGTTTACGGTTGCTGGGCAAACAACAAACACATTTCAGTTATCGGGTGTAAATAGCACAAGCTATGACTCCTATTCAAGTGGTGGCACAGCGGCAACTATTGTAGAGATAACAACAACTTATTCTGCAACTGAAATATTTGAGCTTAACTTTGCTCAATCAGCGGATACATTGTTTCTAGCTCATAAAAGCCATGAGCCAGCAAAATTAGTTAGAACTGTTGCTCATACTGGCTGGACATTATCAGATATTGATTTTGTCGATGGCCCATATCTTGATGAAAATATTACCACTACAACATTATTCTCATCTGCAAACACAGGGTCAGTAACAATAACTGCGTCAGCTAGTTTGTTTGCAAGCACAGACGTTGGAAGACTGATACGTTTCCGAGAGGTTATCGAAGCAGAGCATGACGCTTGGGCGGCTAGTACAAGCTATGCACAAAATGTTTTGGTTCGTCACGGCAACAACGTCTATAAAAAAACAGACTCTGGAACAGACACCAGTGGATCAACGCCGCCTGTTCACACCACAGGGTCAAAAACCTACGGAGACATAACGTGGGAGTTTCAGCACAATGGATTTGGTCATGTTAAAATAACTGGCTTTACGAGTGCCACAGTAGTAACCGCAACTTTTAAAAATGCGGCAGGAGTTTTGCCAGCAAGTGTGGTTGGGAGCGGTACACCGACAACATTGTGGTCATTGGGCAGTTTTAGCTCGACAACAGGCTTTCCAAGGGCTTTAGGCTTCTACGAGGAGCGTTTGTACTTTGCTGGCACTACAGACCAGCCACAGACCATATTTGGCTCAGTGTCGGCTGATTTTGAAAATCAAACTCCTGGAACATTGGATGACAGTGCAGTTAATTTTACAATAGCATCTGATCAGGTAAACGTCATTAAACACCTTTTGCCAGCAAGGTTTTTACAAGTTCTAACCACAAGTGCAGAGTTCACGCTATCCGGTGGCACAGGATCAACGCCAGTATCGCCAACAAACGTAAACGTGTTGCGTGAAACTACGTTTGGCACTTCAGATATAAGACCGTTGAGGGCTGGAAACAGCACTATCTTGCTTCAAAAAGGGCAGGAGAAAGTAAAAGAAATAACGTTTGATTTAGACACAGATGGCTTGCTTGGTATTGATTTGAGTATTTTAGCAGATCACTTGCCTAGAGGCGGCTTAACAGACATGGTATGGCAGCAAGAGCCAGAGCTTATTGTCTGGTTTGTTCACGATGATGGTAGATTGATTGGCCTTACATACGACAGAGCGAATGGCGCAGTTGGGTGGCATGAACACCCCATTGGCGGCACAAGCGCACACGCCACGATAACCGTGAGTGATTATGCAAACATAGCTGTAGGAACAACATTAGTATTAACGAAAAGCGATGGCACTACTGTTACATTTACATCAGAGGCTGCTGGCAGTTCTGCACCATCGTCAACACTTGGATTTAGGCCAAATACAAACAATGACACAACAGCAGATAATATTTTTACTGCCATCAATGCTCACGCAGATTTTACAGTTGAAAACCCAGCGGCAAGTGTAGTCACAATAAAAGAATCTGCGCCTACCCCTAGTGGATTGTTGTCAATCAAAAGCTCCGACACAACAAGACTAACCACAACAAATCAGGCAAGAGCTATTGTTGAAAGCATTACAGCTATTCCAAGCGGCGCAGAAGATCAGGTCTATTTGTCTGTAAGGCGTGAAATCAACGGAAGCACTGTAAGACACATTGCTTTCATCAACACAATATTTTTTAACGATGAGGTGACAGACGCATTTTTCGTAGACAATGGTCTGACGTATAGTGGTGCATCAACAACAACAATATCTGGTCTTAATCACCTTGAAGGTGAAATTGTATCAATATTGGCAGATGGCTCAACCCACCCAGATAAAACAGTTTCTAATGGCAAGGTCACATTAGAAAGAGACACAACAAAGGCACACATAGGATTTGGGTACAAGTCATTTGTTGAAACATTAAGGCTTGAGGGCGGCGCAGAGGACGGCGTATCTCAGGGCAAAATAAAAAGGATACATGGTGTAACCGCTAGGTTCTTAAATACGGTTGGCGCAGAGATAGGGCCAGATACAAGTAACCTAGACAGGTTACCATTTAGAGACAGTAGTATGGCTATGGATGAGGCTGTGCCTTTGTTCACAGGCGATAAAGAAGTATCGTTTCCATCAGGATATGACAATGACGCACAAATTGTGATACAACAGTCTCAGCCATTGCCTATGACAATATTGGCTATAATGAGAAGGTCAAATACATTCGATGCTTAGTATTGAGAAAATGACTCGGTTTCATATAGATAAAATCAAAACGCCATTTGAGATTGGGCAGTCATACAAAGATGTTTTTATCAATGATACTAACTCCCCATCTTATGCTGGTGTTGTAAATGATGAGGTGGTGGCTGTAGGTGGCGCAAGCGTTATGTGGGATGGCGTTGGCGAGGCCTGGTACATGGTAAGTCAAGAAGGTTTATTAAGACCTTACATGATAGCCAAATATGCAGGAATAATGTTAGATCACATACAAGAGGATTTTCATTTACACAGATTGCAAGCAAGCGTTAGGGGGCAAGACAAGATTGCAAACAGATTTGTAAAATGGCTTGGCTTTAAGGAAGAAGGTGTTATGGAGCGATATGGCCCTAATAAAGCAGACTATATAAGATACGCGAGGTTGGTGTAATGGTTGATCCGTTAACGATAGCAGCAGCAGCGACAGCAGCCTCGGGAGTCATGGGTTTCACAGGTGGCAAAGGGGCAGCAAAGTCAGCAGCAGCAATTGGCGAATATAATGCTCAACTTGCAGAACGAGAAAGAGAATTATTAAAAATTCAAACTGCGCAGAATGAGGCCAATCTTAGAAAACAATCAGAACGATTGGTAGCTTCACAAAGACAAGCAACGTCTGCGTCTGGAATACAAATAGCTGGCTCTCCTTTGCAAGCATTGTTTGATAGCTATATGAGTACTGAATTTGACTCTTTGCAAGTTATGTTTGCAGGAGACGTGCAGCAACAGGCAAAAATTTCAGAGGCGGCTCTTGCTAGGGCTGGCGGTAATGCAAGGAAACAAGCCTTGCAAACACAAGCTTATCAAACTTTATTGAGTAGTGGATCAAAGACCGCTCAGTTGTTGGCGTGAGGAAAATAGTATGGTGAAGATACCGCTATATAATCAAGGACTTGGCCCATCACAAAAGGTAACGCCAACAAGGGTTGGGGCAAGGGCAAATATAGGCACGTTCACTGCGCCAGGTCAGGCAACTATGAGGCTGGCAGAGGCATCAAGTCAACTTGCTTTTCAATTTGGTATGCAGGAAAAGAACGCAGAAACTACTAGAGTTTCGCGGCAAATAACCACTGATCTTAACCAAGAAATGAATGATTTTACCAATGCTAATGAGGCAAATAAAGTTGAAGACTATCAAGCTCAAGCAAAAGTAAAAGGTGAAGAATTAAGAAAAAAATATTTATCAAAAAATAATCTTGCTGGCCTTACAAGAAATCAAAAACGAGATATAGAATCAAAGTTTGATACAGATTTAGCCGCTAAAATAGCTACTGGTACACAGGTCGCATTTACAAAACAACAGGCCACAAGGTCACAAGTTCTTCAACAGTATCAAGATGACACAATTGCACAGATGCGGTCTGCCGATCCAGAAAGCGGTCTGTTTTCATATTTGCAGACACAATTAAACAACTCAATAGACGATGCTGTGGCGCAAGGCTTAAAGTCCAAGTACACAAAATCATCAGCACAAAAAGAGTTATCTGCTAGTGCGTTTGCAAATGACTCACAGGCGGCAAGCACACCAAACGATATTGATAAATTAAAAACAGGATTAGAAAAAGATAGATCAAATTTGACTGCTGCTGAGTATCAAAGGCGTTTTGGGGTTATCAACCAAGCTGAAGATAGAGTTGATTTAATTGAAAGAGACGCTGTATTCGAGCAAATTATTAACAACAAAGAGGGTGTTTTAGACACTCCCGAAAAAATTGAAGACGCTGTTAAGCAAATTAGGGGTGGTGATAAAATTGAGATTACCACCAACCAAGGTGATGAGATAATCATTGATTTTAGCACAATGAAACAATCTAACAGGGATTTTTTGATTACTAAATTGAGAGCAACGGCAGCGTCAGATAAAACAAAGGCAGACAGTGACGCTCTTATAAATGCTTCAAATTTAATCAATGGAATGAGCCTTGAAGCGTTAAAACTAATGAGAGACAAGATTTTTGGAAAACGAGAAGATGGAGAATTTCTTTCATTTCCAAACGTCAAAGGTATTGCTGGAAGAAACTCGTTAGAGTCTAAAATAAATGTTGAAATAAGAGAGAGGCAGCAGAAAGTTTTACAACAATCCGTTAGAAAAGAAAAAGAAATATCTGCTGCAATACAAAGCGACAATGGTGAAGTAAGTGAAGATACGGCAAATATGGTTGCGGCCCTTGCTCAAGACTACAAAAGCGCAGATAGAATAGACTTAGCTGAAGCATTAACTTTAGAAGTAGAGGCTCAATCCAATGCTGCAACAGCATTCAAAAGTGTAGAATTTGAAAGTCTAGGTCAACAGAACGCTGTTCTTAATACTTTAATTGAGGGCAAAGGAACGGCAACAGGTGCGAGAACATTAGAGATTTATAGAAAAGCAATAAAAAAACGAGATAAAAACATACAAGAAGATTTTGTTGGATATTTTCAAAGGAGAAATGTTGATAGCGAAAACAATCCCAAACCTATGCCATCACCATCTGAGCTTATAGATATACAGCTAAGAATGGGCATTAGAACAGGTGATGTAAGAGTTACATCAGATGCAGAACTTTCTAATTTTACAGCTAACTATAATGAAGAGGGTTTAAGTCGCCCTGAGAAATCCCAAAGACTAATTCAGTTTATTCAGTCTAAGGGTCTTGAACATGAAAACAGAGTGATGAAGCATTTAATATCTACAAACAGAATTACTTTTGCAGAGCATTTAAGCGCGGTATACCCGAACGATGTAAATATGGGGACTATAGTTGATGGCAATAGCGCACCTGAAATTGAAAACTTTAAGAAGAGATTACCAAAAACTCTTAGAACAGACGTAGACTTAGCCGTAACCCGAATACTGGGAGACTACAGTTCTAGCATTGTTGGCGGTGTGGCAGATGGTGTTGTAGGAGTTGGAGCAACCGAAGGAAGAAAATCTCATCTTTCGCAAATGCAAGACACCGTAGGAAATGCCGCAAAGCATCTTATGACATTTCAGCCTCAATATTTAGACGATCCAGAAGGGGCAGTAAAATTAATTTATGAGTCTGTTATTGGAAAACATTTTGTGTTTGAAGAAATAAATAAATCACAAATGAGACTGCCAAAAGAACTCTCTGGCGTTTCTAAAGATATGGTATCTGTTTTAAAACATAGTGCGTTTCAAGATCAGAATTATTTGAGGGATAAAATTATTTTTCCAAAAACTCCAGAGGGGAAAAATGAAAAAGATTACCAAAACGAGTATTTAAGAGATTTGGTTAGAGGGGGTTCATGGAGAACAACCGTGGACAACACAGGTGTTTTTTTAGTTGACCACCTCGGCAACTTAGTTCCGATGAAAGCATCATTAGATTTTGTGCCGCAAGATGGCGTTGAAGGGTTTGGTGGGTTCGTTGCCGTTGACCTTGATAAAGTTGTGTCATTTGCTGGAGAATTTTCAGAAATGCCCGTACAAGGGCGAACTATTCAAGACAGGCTCAATAAAGTTTTTGAAACGAAAAAGTTGTTTTAATGGTAAACGTGTATATTCCAGAGCAAAGTTTCGATCAGAATGTTCACGATCAATATTTTGATAACGCAAAGGCTGGTACACTAGATGTTCTTGGCGCAACCTTTGAGGAAACTTTATACTATAATCCTGTCAACGCTCTAGGCCGTATTGGAGAGCAATATTTAGGAAAGGGCAGACAAGGACGTACACTTACAAAAGAAGAATACGTGGACAGTGAATACTATAGAGAGGGTTTTTCTGTAAATGACGACGGTATCTCAGAGGGAATGGCTCAGTTGCTTGCCGACAGGCATGACGAAAGAGAGGCCTTTAAGACAACACTAAGCAGATCAAGGGGTGGATTTGGGCTTGGGGCAGCACAGTTTGGCGTTGCATTAGCTGGAAGTTTATTAGACCCACTAAATATAGCTTCAGCTTTTATTCCCTCTGTAGCGGCTGCTAGGGGGGCTACGCTTGCATCAAAAATTACATCACCTGTGCAAGTGGCAAGAACATCACTAGCTGGCAGAACCACAGGCAGCAGATTTGCCACAGGAACTATGGATGGCGCGATAGGCGCGGCTGTCGTAGAGCCTCTTGTTTTTGGCGCGGCAGCATTAGAGCAAGACGATGATTATACCTTGATGGATAGCTTCTTGAACATAGCATTAGGGGCTGGGTTAGGCGGTAGTCTCCACGCAGGGTTTGGTAAAATATCAGACAGAATAAACAAACTGCCACAAGAAACTAAAGATACCTTACACAGAACATCTGTTGCTCAAGTAGCTCAAGATCAAGAGGTAAAATTAGACTTAATTACTGATAATGTTGAAAAAACAAACATAGCCACAGTAGAAGAACGTGCTGGCAAAAAGATTGTCTATAGGTCTGACGGAACAACTGTAGCGGTGGATGTTGTTGACATTAGTAAGGATGGTACGATAACTGTGCGTGACGTAGATGGCACAGAAAAAATACTTGATGCAAGTGATCTCAGAGCAAAGTCTCCTTTTGATGAAGATTATGAAGTAGATGATGCCGCTGTTTCGTCTATGACAGAAGCGGAACTAAAGACACAAATAGCCAATTTAGAAGCAAACTTACAAACAGCCAGAGAGTCTAATGATGCAGTTTTATTAGAAAAACTGACTACTGACAGGAAAGCTATTGAAGTAGAAATGGATAGAAGGGCTGGAAAAACTATAGAACGCCCAGCAAACCCAGATTTAAAAAAAGAGTTAGCAGATGACATTGCATCGTTTCAAAAAGAAATAGATTCAATTAGGGCAAAAGCAGAAAAGCGCAAGAATAAAAACATTACGGCTAAAGAACAGGCAAAACTAAAAGAATTACAAGAAAAAATTGCAACTAGACAAACTCAGTTGCAGGAAGCGTCTGATTTAGTTGAAACAGAACAAGGTGTTTTAACTGAGCAACAAAAACAAGACCTTATAGAAAGCCAGCAGTTACAGCCAGACAATCTTGGCAGACTTTCAGAACACAAAGAAGCTGTCGAAGAGATGGCTGCTGATAACCCATCTGTCGAAGAAATTGATCTAAATGAGTTTGAAGCTGAAAATGCTAGACTGCAAGAAGATTTGCAGAATGAAGAGGTACAAGCTGTTCTGCCGCCAGACATAAAACAATCTATAGATGAAACAGCAGTTATAGATGAAAAAGCAAGCAAGTTTGAAGAAATAAGTCGGGCTGGTGCAGCTTGTATTCTGAGGCGATAAGATGAGTTGTGTTGAAGAGATACTTGAAGCTGGCAAAAAAGCTGGCATTGTTCTTGATAAACAAGAAGCTCAAGACGTTTTTGATATTCTAACTGAGCGTTTGCAAAAACGAGTAGAGAACGCTGGTAAAGGGGAAGAGCTAGAGGTTCTATCCCTTGCAAGGGAAATAGCAAAGCAAGCTAGAATAAATGCTGTAATGCAAAAGCGAAATAGATTGTTAAACGCTAAAGCATACTCTGACATAATGCGGTTTGTTTCTGAGTCTGAAGACCCAGCAGAGGCTTTGTCAGCTATTATGGTTGGCAGTTATAGGTACGCAGAAAGCGGTTTGAACAGTGTGGACGCTCGACAGCAAGCAATAATGAGTCAACACGCAGGAGAGATGTTAGCGGCTCTTACTAATGAAAGATTAGACAAATTGTTTGTTAGCAAAGAGCTAGAGCCTTTAATATTCCAAGCAATGTTTGACCCAGACAAACTTGATCTAAATGCGGCTGGTGCTAAAGAAGCTAAACGTATAGCAGAGATAATACAGATTACTCAGAAGCGTTTGTTAAAACGAAAAAATCAACAAGGAGCTATGATAACTGAGTTAAAAAACTACGTTGTAAGACAATCACATGACCCAATATTGTTAAGGGCTGGGGCTAAAACAGATGCAGAATTAGATGCCGCAAGAAACTCTTGGGTTGAATATATGTTAAGACCAGATGTGCTTGACCCGAAAACATTTGAAAACAAGCCGCCTACAAGAAACGGTGAGCCATACACTAACGAACAGTTTTTGGGGGATATTTGGGATAACTTAGTATCTGGTCAGCACAATAAAGTTGATGCATTAAGAGGTGATGATGGTCAAATTGACAGTTTTGCATCATTCACTGGCCCAGCAAACCTTGCCAAAAAACTTAGTCAAAGCCGTGTAATACATTTCGCAAGCGGCAAAGAGGCTCATGCCTACATGAAAAAATATAGCAGAATGAGCTTGTCTGACGCTGTTTTAAATGGGATTACACATGATGCTCAAGCCATTGGCCTTATGGAAAAGTTTGGCACAAATCCAAAATCCATGTTTGAAAGAATAAAAACAGATTTAAAAGACGCAAACAAAAACAATGCGAATCGAATTGACAAAATCGTCAAAAGAGAAAGTTCATTTCTTAACAATATCAATCATCAATTTAGTGAACTGGACGGAACAACAAGGGCTAGAGGGGCAGCAAGGCCAGTGTTGTTTGGGGCAGATTTTGCTGGGATAGCTGCTGGTTGGCGTATGTTGCAAAATATGTCAAAGCTAGGGCAAGCGGTAATTACATCATTTTCTGACATAGCAAGCAAGGCATCTTTTATAAACACACGTTCTGACCGTGGCATTTTTACATCATATGCCAGAGCGTTTAGTGATGTATTTAGAAACTACAGTTCAAGAGATCAAAAGCGTTTGGCTTTTCTTTTGGGCGTTGGGGTAGACGGGTACAACGGAGATGTGTTTGCTAGATTCGGTGCAAATGATAGTGGGCCGGGGATGATGGCAAAGGCACACAATATATATTTTAGACTCAATGGCATGAACTATTGGAACAACGCACAAAAAGTTGGTGTTGCTAAAATGCTTGCGGCTGATCTTGCGACATACGCTGACAAAGGATTTGGCGATATACCAAGTGCCACACGATTTGATTTGCAAAGATATGGTATAGACGAAACAGAATGGAACTTGATGCGTCAAATGCAACAAACTGCTGTTGATGGCAATAACTACATGGCTCCGTCTGGTGTAAATTCTCTGTCTGACTCTCTTATTGCAAAAGCAGCTTTGGACAAGGCAAACCAAACACGCAAACGCAAAATGAAACAACCTACGCAAGCAATGATTGACAAGTATCGTGACGATTTGTCAACAAAGATTGCCACATACCTGACTGATGCGGCAGATACAGCAATCCCTACTCCAGGGGCAAAGGAACGTGCCATAATGAATCAGGGGCTAGCAAGAGGCACAATCATGGGTGAGGCTGTAAGGGCAATCATGCAACTTAAAGGCTTTCCGATTACTATTGTTTCAAAAGGTATGGCTGGTCAGTATTATTCAAAAAAACAATTATCTGGTATGGCTCCGAATGAAAAACAATTTTCATCTAGCGGCATGGTGGGTCTGGCGCAGATGATGGTTGGCGCAACCATGATGGGCTATCTTTCAGTGCAGTTAAAAGAAATTGTAAAAGGCAAAGAGCCGTTAGAGGTATTTAGTGATGAGACAGCTTTGAACAAGGAGCTATTGACTAAAGCGATGTTGCAAGGCGGTGGCATGGGTATATATGGAGACTTTTTGTTTGGTGAATACAACAAATACGGTCAATCATTGTCGCAAGGCTTGCTTGGCCCTACGTTTGGGTCAATAGATGATATTCACAGAATCTATAGCAATGTTTTATCTGGTGATACTGATGCAATAACAAAAAATGCTACACGTTTTGCTATTAGTAATACACCTGGATATAATCTTTTTTACACAAAAACAGCTTTGGACTACTTGTTTATATACGGATTAATGGAACATTCAAACCCAGGTTACTTGCGTAGAATGGAAAGACGTATGCAGAGAGACATGGATCAAGAATTTTATTTTCCACCTAGCAGATATGCAAACACGTTTTAATCTGTTACATTATGGAACTGTTGGAGATTGAAAAATGACAGTTAGTAGCGCAACCACCAGAAACAGTTACAGTGGCAACGCCAGTAACGACACGTTTGCCTATGGTTTTAAGATATTTGACGATGATGATATCACAGTCATTATTCGTACAGATTCTACTGGTGCGGAGACTGTCAAAACAAAAACAACTCATTACACTGTAACAAATGTAGGGAACTCAAGTGGTGGTAATGTTGTTTTTACATCAGGCAACATACCAGCAAGCGGTGAGACAGTTGTGTTGTTACGAACAACAGCAAGAACGCAGCTAACAGACTATGTTGCAAATGACCCATTCCCAGCAGAGACGCATGAAAATGCCCTTGATAAACTAACATTTATCGTACAAGAGCTTGAAGAAGAAATAGGGCGATCTTTAAAAGTCTCAAAGACCAACATAATTGCGACATCTGAGTTTACTACGTCTGCTACTGACAGAGCAAACAAGCTTCTTAGTTTTGATGGGAGTGGTGATCTTACGGTCACTGAGGGCAAGGTAGATACCGTCACGGCATCTGTGTCGGCTGTGTCTGCTGGTGGTTCTCCTACGGCTTCTGCAACCTATACAGCCAGTTCTGGTGCGCTTGCTTTGGCCTTTGGGCTTGTGACAGGTAACACTGGCGCAACAGGCAACTCTGCTGGCCTTCAGATGACATTTAACAATAGCACTTCGGATGCTGACCCTGGCGGTGGTAAGGTTGCTTTGAACAACGGCACACTTGGCTCAGTTTCAGAAATATATATTGATGATGCAGACGATAATGGTACTGCAATATCTTCTTTTATTGCTACATTTGATGATGTTAGCAACGTCACAGCAAGAGGCATTATACATATTGAAAAAGAAGGCACAGCAGCTACCTTTGCAATATATAAGGTAAGCGGTGCAGTTACAGCAGCGTCAGGATATTCCAAGGTTCCTGTTACACACTTAGCTTCTAACGGTACGTTTAGCAACCTTGATGGTATTAGAGTTGACTTTTCATATTCGGGCAATGATGGTGCTGGTTCACTTACGGATGTTGTGTCTGATACTAGTCCCGAGTTGGGTGGTGACTTAGATGTTTTAGCCAGAGATATTGTTTCTAGTTCAAACCGAGATATTGATCTCGCGCCGCATGGGACAGGCAAGGTAGTTGTTAAAGGCAATGATAACCCTGGCACAATTGTTCTTAATTGTGAAAATAATTCACATGGTCAAACAATAAAGGCTAACGATCACAGTGCTGGCGTAACAAACGTGCTTACCTTGCCGACAGGGGGCGATCAAAGTTTGGTTGGTACGGCTGGCGCAACCTTTACTGGTGTGGTTGCTGCTACGACTTTTGAGCCAAGTGCCGACACATCTAGCGGTGACAACGCTGCAATCGGTTATACCAGTGCAGAGGGGCTTATCTTGACAGGGCAAGGCTCTAGCACTGACGTCACAATCAAAAACGATGCGGATGCCACGGTTGCGTCAATTGCAACTGGTACAACTATATTTACCATGAATGATGACGTAGGTGTTAGCGGCAGATCAGTGGGTCATGTAACCACGGACAATGATGGCAGCTTTGACTTGGCTGTTGGCAATGATTTTAAATGCACAACGGCTGGTGGTTTGACGCTGACGTTTACAAATGCAGCCGCTGGGCAGTCTGGCAACATAATGTTTGTGAATGGCGGCAATCACACGATTGCAGCCCACGCTGACGTAGCCATAAGCGCAGATTCACTAACGGCTATTTCAGCCACAGGCACATACCATTTAGCTTATTATTGCAGTGCAGCAAGTGGTAGCAACAGTATCTTAGTGTCTGCATCGGCTGCTTTGACATAAGGATTACAGATGTCTTTAATTAAAGCACAAGGCGTGGGTGAGGTAAGCACAGGCTTTTACAACCATCTGCTTGACCAATCGTTAAAGTTTAATGATGACGATTCTCAGTATTTAACTAGAACCCCTGCTTCTGCTGGCAATCGCAGGACTTGGACTTGGAGTGGCTGGGTTAAGCGAGGCAATATAAGCGCATATTTAGGTTTAATGGGAGCTACTGGTTCCAGTATTGAAGATGGTTTGCGATTTGACAATACTGACATTATTAGGGCTTACCTTTATAATGGTGGTTATGTCAGTCAATATACAACAGTTACAAAATTTAGAGATGTCAGTGCGTTTTATCACATTGTCTGGGCATTTGATTCTACAAATTCAACTGAATCAGAACGCTCAATTATTTATGTAAATGGTGTGCGTCAAACTTTAACTCAAGTTAATGCAACCACTTTAAATGGCGAGTCAGGAATAAATAATAATTCTGCACAAGCTGTTGGTGCTTATGGTAATGGATCAGGCCCATTTGATGGTTATATAGCTGAGGTAAACTTTATAGATGGAACTCAATTAACTGCCGATTCCTTTGGCGAGACTAAAAACGGTATCTGGATACCAAAAGATACTAGCGGCTTAACTTTTGGAACCAATGGTTTTCATCTGACATTTAAAGATGATGTTGTTTCTGAGGGGTTCAATACTGTTACCTTTACTGGAACTGGTGCAGCACAATCTATATCTGGCTTAGGTTTTTCACCAGCGTTGGTTTGGCTGAAAGAGCGGACAGATGCTGACGCTCATCTTTGGTTTGATGTTGTTCGTGGTTCTAACAAAAAAATATATTCTAATTTAACTAACGCTGAATATACAGTCAGCGATGAAATGATTTCGTTTGATGCAGATGGATTTTCATTAGGCACATCAGGGAATGTTACCACTGACGGTAATAAAATGGTTGCATGGTGCTGGGAAGCTGGCGGCGCACCAACAGCCGACAACTCTGCTGGGGCAGGGGCAACTCCAACAGCAGGGTCAGTTAAGATAGATGGCAGTAATCTTGGTTCTGCATTGGCTGGGTCAATAGCTGCGACTAGGCTATCGGCAAACACCACAAAAGGTTTTAGTATAGTTACGTTTACGAGCAATGGTAGCGATAGTCAAACAGTTGCACATGGATTAGGCGCAGCACCAAAGTGGATTATAGTTAAGAGTCGGGGTAGCGGAGCTTGGGTGATTGGGCATACGCATACTGGCTTTAATTGGGCAAATGATTATTTTCAATTTGACAATAGTGCAAAAAGAACTAATGGCAGCGGCACTGTTTTTGGGGCAGATCCTACTAGCACTGTGTTTACTTTTGGTTCTGCATTTGGTTCAAATGGAACAAATCTTGTAGCGTATTGCTGGTCAGAAATTTCTTCATATAGTGCTTTTGGTAGTTATGAAGGGAATGGTTCGTCAACAGGCCCCAGCGTGACGTTAGGATTTGCTCCTGCATGGATTATGATAAAAAACGTTGACAACACTGGTGATTGGCAAATTCTTGATAATACTAGAAATGTAGTAAATCCAGGCGGTAGAGCATTGTATGCAAATACTTCTGCAGCAGAAGATAGTGGTAATAGCACAGATTTTACATCCACAGGATTTCAAATTAAAAATACTTATGGTACATCAAATACAAATAACGAAACTTACATTTACCACGCATTTGCCGACACAAGGGAAGCAGCTTTTTTTAAAGATGTAACCACCAACGGCAATCATTGGACACCTGTAAACCTAGACTATCGGGATAGTGTGCCTGATGTTCCAACGAATAATTTTGCTACTTTTAACGCACTAAATTTACCCGCAGCCGCCGTACTGTCAGAGGGAAATACTAAATTTACACAGACATCTAATGACAGAGCCGCTATTGGGAATATGGCGATGTCATCTGGGAAATGGTATTATGAAGTATACTATACTGCTGGCACTAATCCCGAAGCAGGGTTAGCACGAGTAAAAGATAGTTTTGCCAACTCTGGTGCAACAGGTTCCAGTGATAAATTTTTGTACATCACTAACGCCACAAGTTTTAGAACACCAGCTTGGACATCGACTGATGCGACTGGGGTATCAGCCCAGACATCAGAAACTATTCTTGGGTTTGCTATTGATGCTGACAATGGAAAAGCATTTATTTCAGTCAATGGCACTTATATTAACAGTGGTGATCCTGCCGCTGGTTCAAATCCACAAGCAACATTTGATGCAGATTGGGTTACTCAAACTGGCGGTGGGGTAGTCCCTTTTATTGGGGTGTATACTGGCACATCAGGGGATGTAAGAATTAATTTTGGACAGGATAGTTCTTTTTCTGGTGCAAAATCTACAGCTAACAGTAACGCAGATGGAGAAGGTCACGGTTCATTTCAGTACGCACCACCAAGCGGGTTCCTCGCTTTGTGTTCTCAAAATTTGCCCGACGCAGCTATCATTGATGGCACTGAGCATTTCAACACGGTGCTGTACACTGGCAATGCGACAGGTTCAAGAGCAATAACTGGGGTTGGTTTCAGCCCTGATTTTGTGTGGGCAAAGGTTCGCTCTACCACCTATCCGCATTTTTTAGCAAACTCTGTTGTCGGCTCCACAAAGTATTTAAAGAGCGATAGCACTGATGCGGAAGCTACAGACTCAACTTATTTTACCTCGTTTGATTCTGATGGTTTTACTATCGGTTCTTCTGGGGGCATCAATGGTAATGGCGAAACGTTTGTCGCTTGGAACTGGCTTGCTGGCACAGCCTTCAGCAACGATGCAAGTGCGACAAGTGTTGGCACGATTGACAGTGAGGGTCAGATAAACACAACGGCTGGATTTAGTATTATAAGTTACACAGGAAATGGCACTGATGGCGCAACTGTTGCTCACGGACTATCTCAAACAATTGAGGCACTTTTTGTAAAACGCAGAGATAGCGCCGCGCATTGGCAATATCTCGATAAAAACCTATCGTCTGGGAAAGTTCTTTTGCTTAGTTCAAATCTTGCTGAAAGCTCATATTCAAGCTTTTCAGGTGGTGGGATTGACAATTTAGCGTCTGCAACTTTTTCATTAGAAGATGGTTCCTCAAACGGTGATAATATAAATGCAAGTGGTGGCACTTACATAGCCTACTGTTTTCACTCAGTTGAGGGTTACTCAAAGGTCGGCAGTTACGTTGGAAACGGAAGCACAGATGGGCCGTTTGTTCACACAGGGTTCAGGCCAGCTTGGATTATGCAAAAAAAGAGCAACAACACTGGTCATTGGCATATATGGGATAGCACCAGAAATACATCAAACGAGGTTACTAGGTATCTTCTCGCAAACGAAACCAATGCTGAATACACAGACGGTGGCCTTGATATTTTATCAAATGGATTCAAACCTAGAAAAACTGGCACTGGTTTAAATGCCTCTGGCGACACCTACATTTACCTCGCCTTTGCTGACCAACCTTTTAAATTCAGTAATGCCCGATAGGAGAATATAAAATGCCGTGGAAATATAGCGGAAGGATAATCAGAGTTGGCAAGGCGTGGGTCGATAATAACGGAACACAGTACCCTGCCGTGTGGAGCAATTACAGCGCAGATGAAAAAGCTGCGATTGGTCTTACTTGGGAAGATGATGTTGCTTCCTACGACAACAGGTTTTACTGGGGCAGAGACGCTGATGGTGAGCTAATCCCTCGATCACTGACAGATGTAAATGCAGTTGACGAGGATGACAAACCAATCCTTGATACTGATGGCAATCAGCTTGTGACCAAAGGACTAAAGACTTTGGCAATCGAGACAGCAAAATCTCAAGCAGCTAGTCAGCTTGCACCCTATGATTGGTATGTTATTAGGAACGCTGAAAAGTCTACAGCAATTCCAAGTAACATTACCACCTACCGAGATGCAGTGAGGACTGCTTGTGCCAACATCGAGACAGCAATAAAGGCAGTAAAAACTCACGCCAAATTCATGGCATTATATGATGTGCCTGTTGATAGTGATGGCAATCCAACTGGCAATGCCCCAATCAATGATTGGCCTGACGCACTCTAATGGAACCGATAACCACAGCTATTGCTGCGGTCACTGCGGCCTCAAATGCTATAGGGTTTATCAAGGCTCGTATCAATGACGTACAATCTGTTGCAGATATTTCAGACCAAATCAGCACGTTATTCTCAGCGCAAAAGAAACTCAACGAAGAGCGTAATAAACAGGCTGGTGTTGGTGACATCAACATTCGTAGTTCGATTGATGCAGTTCTTGAGGCTAAAAAACTTAATGAACAAATGCAAGAAATTGCTACAATGATTAATCTGCGCTGGCCTAAACCAGCCGATCAACCTAGTACATGGCAGGAGATTCTTAATCATCATAATCAGAAACTTAGGGAACAAAAAGAAGCGATTAAGAAAGCGCAAATTGAAGCGGCTAGACGGCAACACGAAATATCAGAGGCAATTAAAACGGCGTTTATTATCATCGGTGTACTCATGGTAGCTATTTTCTTTTTTGTTGTAATGTTTATGACGATTGCTAGAAGTGTTGAAGTTATTTCATTATGAATGATTGGTTTAAAAAATATTTACAATTTAATGTAACGGCAAAGCTAACAATGGTTGCTAGTGTTGCAATGAGTTGGCGTTGTGCTGAATGGTTTATGAATTTAGAAGCCCCCACGACACAGCAATCTGCTTTTGTGTCTGTGATTATGGGTGTTATGACAGGTGTTTATGGTATTTATTTAGGTAAGTCTGGTGGTGATAAGTAATGTATCAAGCTGTAATTGTAGCTTGTTTGTTAAGCAATCCTGGAGAGTGTATTTATATTGAAGCGCAAAGTTGGCACTCAACAGAACGTGCTTGTCAATCTGAAGCTATTAATTTAGCCTCTAAAGTGCATATTTATATGCCGCTGTATAAGCCAATGCAGTTCATCTGCAAAGAATTGAAAAAAGGGAGTCTATCTTGATACAAGCTCTCATAGGCCCAGTGACAGGGCTGCTAGATAAATTTGTTGAAGACAAAGATCAAAAGGCAAAGTTGGCACATGAGATTGCCACTATGTCAGAACGGCACGCACAGGAATTAGCGTTAGCCCAAATAGAAGTATTGAAGGCAGACGCACAAGGCAACTGGTTTCAGTCGTCTTGGCGTCCGTTGATTGGCTGGATTTCTGGCCTATCCCTTGGAATAAATTACATGGTCGCACCAATTTGTGCTGGCTTTGGCATAACAATCCCACAAGCTGATATGTCTGTAATGATGCCATTAATGTTTGGTATGCTTGGCATTGGGGGCATGAGGAGTTTTGACAAAGCAAAAAAAACGGATACGAAAAAATGAGTTTGTATAGAAACATTCACGCAAAACGCAAACGAATAAAGGCTGGCAGCGGTGAAAAGATGCGTAAGGTTGGACAGAAAGGTGCGCCAACTAAAAAGAACTTCAAGCAAGCTAAGAGGAAGAAGAGATGAAACGTAAGTTTGCAAAGGTTCCTAAAACAAAAGGTGGTGTACCAAAGAAGTATGTGCGCGGCGCAAAGAACCCAAGAAGGCGAGAGGCAGAGATAAAGCGCACTGCCAAGCTGTATCGACAAGGCAAGCTCACACCAGCTATGATGGATAGAATTAGCAAGCAGAGGAGTCGCGGATAATGTCTAGGTTTGCAAGCATCTCAGGTGCATCACGTTACTCTAAGTCTACTCTCAACAAAGTCTACAAACGTGGACTGGGTGCTTACTATTCATCAGGGTCTAGGCCAAAGGTATCAGCGCATCAGTGGGCTATGGGTAGGGTAAAGTCTTTTGTATCTGGCAAGGGAGGTGCAAGAAAGGCTGACTCAGACTTGCTACGAGGTGGCAAGAAAAAGAAAAAACCAGCAGCGAAGAAAAAGAAATGAACAAAGATAGACTCAGAGAAGAGATAGCCGAAGACGAAGGCTGCAAGTACGAGGTGTATTTAGATCACCTTGGCTTGCCAACGTGCGGTATCGGTCATCTCATAACTGAATCTGATGAAGAACATGGCAAGGCTGTTGGCACTGTCGTTGAGCAAGAGCGTGTCAAACAGTTGTTTTCTCTTGACATGGCTGTAACTCTTGATGAGTGCCGGGTGCTGTATGATGACTTTGACGATTTGCCAGAGGAGTGTCAGCATATCATAGCTAACATGATGTTCAACATGGGTCGGCCCAGGCTGTCTAAGTTCAAGGGAATGAAGGCTGGCGTTGACGCAAGGGACTGGAACAAAGCGGCTGATGAAATGGTAGACTCGCGGTGGTACACACAGGTTCCCAACAGGGCTAGACGTTTGGTAGATCGTATGAGAGCATTGGCAGATGGCTAAGACACCAGCATGGCAACGAAAAGCTGGAAAGAACAAGAAGGGTGGCTTGAACGCTAGGGGTCGTGCGTCTGCTAGGCGGCAGGGCATGAATCTAAAAGCACCTGTCAAGAAGGGTGACAACCCTAGAAGGGCTAGCTTCCTAGCTCGTATGGGTAACATGAGGGGGCCAGAGTACAAAAATGGCAAGCCGACACGGTTGTTATTATCACTCCGGGCATGGGGTGCAAGCAGTAAGGCTGATGCAAAGAAGAAGGCAGCAGCAATATCCAAGCGTAACAAAGCCAAAAAGAAAGGAAAGAAGTGATGCCGGGACATTCAAAGAAAAAAAAGATGATGAAAAACGGTAACGGTGGTATGCTTACAGCCAAGCAGAAAACTCTGCCAGCAGCACTGCAAAAGAAAATTATTGCGTCAAAGAAGAAGAGGAAGAAATAAATGCCGGGACATTATGGTGGTAAAAAAGGCGGCATGAAGTCTGCCAAGATGAAGAAGCAAGCAGCAACAGCTATATCTATGAAAAAAGCTGGGAAGAAGCCTAAGAAGAAGCGTTAGTACAAAGGCTCTCCACCGTTTGATATATAGTGAGCCAAACATTCTATAACGTGTGGCTCACTTGTATACCATCCTTTCTCTTCTCCATTTAGGGGTATAATATACTTTGCCCTGTGCGGCTCGTAACCATGCTCTTTAAGTATTCGGTACAAGCCCCAGCCTTCAAGTATCAGGGCTGCGTAGTAATCCCTCGCTACTACCCTCGCTTCCTCTATCAGAACTTTGTTTTTTAACTGAACAACCGTTTGTGCCATGACACAACAACTCCCCTAATCCATTTATTATCCAGTACCCACTCTCTAAAGACATTTCTTTGTTGCACATTTCGCAATAAACGCTAAATCGCTCTACAAAGGCCGTAGAGTGGGGTCTGGACTTTTTACGCCTTACTCCCAAGGCATCTTCTCTTGAGCCTGTTGTGGGGCTTCCTGATGGCCTTCTGGGTAGTGTTTGTTCTCTACCGCTTGGGCTAGTGGCTTCAAGCCCTCTTGTTTGACGCCATCTGTAATAGAGTCAGAATAGTTTTTGGGTACTCTTTGTCGAACGGTAAAGCTACAAGTTCCGTCATCGTTTATAAATACAGAACCAGAGTAAGTGTTGTCTGAAGAAAGAGACACAAGATCAACTCGCTCTTTTAGTTTTGGGTTGTACAGCCTCATGTTGCCATTGCTGTAATCAGGCTGACCATCCTTGTTCTTATCGTTTTCCCAAAGTTTAATTGATAAAACTGGAACCAACTCAAAATCTTTATCTGGACTTTGCAGTTGACCATTATGTTTCCACGGTTCTCTCGGCATTTTACACTCCTAATCTTTTCTGTGCAGCTTGAAGGCAAGGTGCTATTTGAGTTTTGTAAGTTTCAGTTTCTATAAACTTTTGTATCTGTTCACCAAAGTAACCACCCCTTGTGTAGTCAAGGTATTCTTTTTGGGTTTTCATGTTTTTCCTGTCGGTCTTCATGGCAACCTCACGCCAAAAATTCCTTGCTTCCTGTTCAAGAGGATCGAACCCATTGTCATCAGGCTTGCTTTCTTCCTCTTGGCTCTCTGTTTCTTGGTTGGCTTGGGCTGCTTTCTCTTCTTTAGTTGGCACAAGTTCTGGATTACTTCTTTCAAAATTATCTGCCTCTTGTTCAGAATAAACAAAGCCAGCAACACCAAGCAATTTTAATATAACTCTGTCCTTGGCACGTTTTTCAGCCATAGCAAAAGGATAATTATTAGTGGTATTGCGCGGTGTGCTTTCACCTATAGACCATTCAGAGAAATCACCCAGGTAACCAGTGACACAGACCACCGCAATGTTTTTTTCTGCGTCTGTTTCAATAATCATTGGTGGATCAAACCTCATATTTTGTTTATGAGCAATACGCTCTAAGGCTTTGTGCAAAACAACTGGCGTACCTCGACAGTTCCATACAGCCCCTTTATCCATCTCTGGACTCATGCCTACGTCTTCTAAGGCTTTGATAAGATTTGGCGGCAAGGTTCCTCTAGCCATCTTTTTTCTCCATCAAGTCTGCGATTAGCTTCATAGCCGTAGTAAAAGCAACCATTTGCTCTAAAACCTTTGCCTCTAGTTCCTCAATTTTCATTTGCATCATATCAATGCGCTGTTGTGTTTCTTGTTCCTCAGTCACTTTTACCTCCATCAATCAAAACAAATTTAGCTTTGTTTGATATAATTTCTGATTGCTCTTGACATTTGAAGCAGCAATCCGTCATCTCCTCAAGAGGCCATGAATTTGCAAAACTTGTTGTCCATTCATAACCGCACTCTCTGCACTCAAACTTAGCTATCTTCATTGTTCTGCCTTATAAAATTCTGTTGCCCACATCACCAACTGACCACGGCCTGACTTGCCCTTGCGTTTGCGGTCATCAACCTTCACTAGACCTTTCTCTTTTAGCTGCTTGTATCTAGCGGTTACACTGCTGTAACCGTGATGCGATAGCTTTGCTAAAACCTGATCGGATATACAACCGTCTGAACCAAAGTCTTGTATGGCCTCAAGAACAACTTGCTCCATATGGCTTGTGTCAACGCTCTCAGCAGCCTCATGGCTTGTCGCTGGATCGTCTCGCCTAACCAGCTTGTGTGGCGGTGTATAGAATAAATCAAACATATCATCTGAATCTTGTATCGTAATCATTTCCATGCTCCTCTTGCTAGTGCTAAAATTTCTGGCCCATGTCTTCTTTCTATCTCCATGAAATCTGGCTGAACCAAACCAAATAAAGTGTTCCAATTTCCATTCGCTGCTTTGAATAGGTTTTCTGTGATAACCCAACTGCGAACAACATCCTCATAAGTTTCTGCAAGACTATCCTCTGTCAGAGCTTCAAGGTTTGTTTCATCCCAGATATGGAAACCTGATGCAGTGACATGAAGCAGTGATGGCTTTTCGCCTGTGGCTTTGTAATAGACAGACTGTTGCCAGATGTTCTGCCATGTGGGTTGAACGTCTGGTTTAGGAACACGCCATGTTCTTGTGCCATCTTTTTTGAGGGGGTTTCTTTGTGGTAGTTTGCATTTTAAGTCTGCTTGAAAGTTACCACCGTAATAATCACGGTAAAGCATAATCGGAACCTCGACTCGCGGATCGTGATGCCAAGACTGATGTTCACCGTTCAACTGATTGATGCCGTTTCTGTTGCTCCACTCTTTTACAGCAGCAACAGCGTTGCCAAGCATATCTGACAAGTAATCTCTAAATGCTTCATAGTCTTCTTGATCCTTGCCATCATCAAAGTTGCGAGGGGTGTATTCATCATAAAGAGACATTATGTGTCTCGTTGCAGCGGCAACGTCCATGCCCTCTTGCTGGCCCTTCTCTGGATCAAAGTTGTGAGTTCCCAGTATGCAGTCACCGCCCTCTTGAATAATAGAGCCTGTTATCATTCTTGCTGACCCTGGGAACTGCATATTGTGATTGTGACGCAACCAATATTTTAGCATCAAAAGGTATTTCTCTTCTGTCCCTGACGATGCTGAAAGATGGGTCAGCCCCATCTCTTTGAACCTAGCTGGTATATTTTGCATATTATTTACCTTGACTGTTTTGCTATGGTTGATAGAGTAACAGTATGTTACAAACTGTCAACAGTAAAGTTTGGTTTATGTTATGACCTTAAAAGAATATCTTAAAATCAACAAGATAACGCAAAGCAAGTTTGCTAGACGCTGTGGGATTACTCGCTCGGCAGTATCACACTTTGTAGCAAACAGACGCTATCCAAGCCCAGAAGTTTTACGTAGGATTATTTTAGCCAGCAACGGTGAGGTAAAGCCCAATGACTTTTTTAACGAAACCATGTCGAAAGTGCAAAGGTAAAGGCTTTCGGTATGTCAGAGATTACTTTGACCCGAGTGAGGTCGTGCCAGAGGACTGCGAGGAATGCGATGGAACTGGCGAGGTTTCTACTGACATTCAAGTGGGTGATGGTTTGTTTGCGAGGCGGTTAGCAAATGGCAATTGCGTGAGGTGCGATACCTTTTTGGATGGTGCTTTGGAATGTAAGGTTTGTCACTTAGTTTACGGAGATAATCATGGACGGAAAAGATAATTGTAAAGTGCCTACGATTGAAGAAATCAAAGAGGCTTTGAAGGTTCCAGAGATAGATATTAAGTTTGATAATCTTGGGCGAGTCATACGCAAAAAGAATACAGCCAAAAGCGTTTTAAAGCAGAAACAAAATGACAGATAGCAGGCAGAAAGGCGCAGCTTTTGAACGCCAGATTGTAAATTATATCAAAGACCACCTTGGCGAGTCATTGCCTGAGTTACCAAAGCGCAACCTCTCTCAATATCAAATCAAAGGTGAGGCTGATATTGTAATCCCTGGATGGTCTATTGAATGTAAGGCTTATGCCTCTGGCGCAACTTACAAGCAATCATGGTGGGAACAGGCTTGTGAGGCATCAGGCGATAGGTTCCCAGTGCTGATATACAAATTTAACAACAGGCCAATCCGTTGCTTGATACAGCTTATGGCGGCGTGTCGTTCTTTCTCTTATGATCCAAAGCTTGTTGCAGAAATGTCACTATCAACTTGGGTTCAAGTGGTCAGGGAAAGTTATGGGGTTGACAAGAAAACTTGACTGGATAAAATCGAGCTTGCTCGTTAACACTAGTCTAGTCTTTAACTAGACTCAACTCAAAACTAGCAAGCAATAGATATATAAAAAAAGAAAACTAGCCCAGCTTATAGACTAGGCTAGTTTTTGTTGTACAACTAGTTTGTTATCTCCTATTCTCAGTGACCACCATCCAAGGACGCTTGCCCATTGATGCTTCTGTCATAATGCGCTTTTCATCTGGCGGTATGTGACCTCGTTGCCAACCACCATCAGTCCAATCTGACGCACCCATACCCTCTTGCACTGTCCTCTCTAAGACATACCATTCAGCATCAGATAGGTTGATGCGATAACCCTTCTTCAATCTTGTTACTTTCATTGCTCAACTACCTCTCTGTCTTCCTTAATCTTCCATTTTGCTAGCTCAATATCTTTTTCTAAAATGACCTTTCTCTTCAAGCAGTTGTGTAAAAGTCTGATTGAGTCTGGTATTGGTTTTTCGCCAGCCTCGTAATAGCCTATAGTTCTAAGACAAACGCCTAGCCTGGTAGCCATGTCAGTCTGACTAAGGCCAAGTTGTAGTCTTTCTAACTTGAAAGTTTTTGCATCCATCGTTATACTCCCTTCTGCGTTAAGATTTTATTAGCAATTATCTCTCCGCACCTTTCATGTTTTGCTAGTGTGAAAGTGAGAGCCGCCATAGCGCAATGCTTTGGCGGTTTCTCTTTTAGTTTTCCATTTCAATAAAATCATAATTCATCCATAAGTCTTCCATCTC